AATATACGCACCAAAGTGACCACCAGCTTGTATTACGCCGGCACCATCATCAGCATCTGTGCGTGGAACAAACGAAGGCCTTACAGGCTCTTTGCTTTTCCTATTGATCTCGAATCCAAAAAATTCTGCCATAATTTACCTCATATTATTGGAGGGACTATTGCCCCTCCTCTAATATTATTTATATACCTACGAAGTAGTGTCTGATTCCCAGTATTGTACTTGGAACTCAACAGTAAATTCTTCGATTGTGTTTTCTGAGTCATAACTGACTTCAATCTCTGAGATATTTGTAGGGAATAATCCTCTAAAATCATATCTCTTTGTAACTTCACCAGCTTTATTCAATTGTTCTACAATTGCGTCTGCTTGATAGTCACTTGGATTTGAAAGTCCGGTATTTTCGTTATGACTATTGATGCCGTTCATCCAACGTTCCATTGCATTTCGAACTTCGAAACCAACATCGTTAATAACAGTGATTGTCCAAGGATCAAATGTTCTGTCACCAGCAATCTGTAATTGTCTACCTCTGAAAAGTACAGGGATAGGTGCAATCACTGATGAAGGCATTTGAGCTGTTTTACACATAAATGATGTTAATTCAACATCACCTTGTGCGTAACTTGGATAGTTCATAGTTACCTTGAATAGGTTGGATCTTGCGCCACCGCCTACTAGTTTAGATTTAAAATCATCTACTCCTAAAATTGCCATGTCTTAATCCTCCTATGAACCTGCTATCTCGGAGAATTCAACTCCGGTTCTGGTTGCTATAAAGTTCAATGTAATAAAGTTGATAGATCTTGCAGGCTTGATAAAGATATCAGCTACAAATCTATTTGCATCAATTACTTGACCTGTGTTATTAGTCTCGTCACAAACCACTAAGAAATCAGTAAGTCCTCTTCTACCTTTGACATCCCTTAGGAATGGCTCGATAAGATTTCTAAACTGAGCTCTTGTAAATTCGTCGTTAAATTCAAATAGTTGTGCCTTAGCGGCTGTACTAATTGCTTTTTCTAATACGATGAATAGTCTACGAACATTAATTCTATCGAATGCAGAAGGTCTGCTTAATAAAGTTTTGTCACCAAATAGTAATGTACCTTGTCCAGGTAATGATACTATAGGATTAACTCTTGCTTTATAAAGAGTATCTCTGTCTGCTTTCTTAGGGTTAAATGCTAATTTTGTTACGCCTAGAAGTTGTCCTCTGTTAACACCAGCTGGTGAGAACCATGCATCAGCAACATTGTCTGTATTTGCACATAGTCCTGCATGATGTCCAGCAGCTCCAATCCATCTGTATACATCGTTATATTTGTCATATACATAAAGAGCTGTTGAGTCACATGCTGCATAAGAGCTTGATGTTAATCCATCAGCAAATGCTTTCACATCTGCAGCTGGGCTTGAACTTCCAACGGTATCTTCTATTGGAGGTGATACAAAAGCCATACAATCTTTTCTTGCATTCACAATTGAAATTAAATCTTCTGCCATTGTATCAGCGCCATTAGCATCTGGTACTCCGAAAAGAAGATTAACATCTACTGTTTCTGCATCTTCGAATAGATCGTAACCTAATTGTAATTCACCTGTTGTAGGAGCGTTATCATCTGAACCACCAGAAAGTGAATCAGAAATAACAGCACTTACAGTTGTAAAGGCGTTTTGAGCAGCTATTGTATTACCAGCTTCTGTTAAAGTAGATTCATGGCCAATCCACCAAATATACTTAGAGTTATTGTTAATAACATCTTTATAATAATTTGATGTACCATCATCTTTCTTTGCATCAGAACCTTGTGATACATATGCAAATGTTTCTAATACTGTATTAACAGTACCTGATATAGCACCATCTTCATCAACTACTACAATGTGTAGTTCGTCGTCAGATGATGATTTACCTAAATCACTTGCATAATTTGATGTACCAGGAGCAGAATCAAAGTTACCAGCATATGCCCAGCTAGAGAAACCTCCGCCGGGTGTACATACTTCAACTTTTAAACTGTTACCTAATTCACCAGGATATTTAGCAGCCCAAGGTCCTTTACTGGACTGTGAACCGTCAGCATAATTATTTTCGTAGTCTTCATCGTTTTTGATGAGTTGTCCTGAACCATCAACGGTCGCGTTATCGTGACCACTGGCTGCACGGACTACTTTCAGTGCGTTTCCATACTTTAAGAATGACGCAGCTACGAGAAAGTATTTTGCAGTATTGTTGTCTGGTGTTCCGAATTTCTCAGCTAGTTCAGATTCTGAACCAATTGTTACTATTTCTTCGACCGGACCCCAATTAAAAGAACCAACAAATCCACCTATTGAAGTTGAAACTGCTGGTACTACTCCGGTAGCATCGATCTCTTTGACCTCTACGCCGGGTGATACTTGAAATGCCATCGCTTTATCCTCTATTTATTGAGTTAGTTAATAAGTTACACATAATACGAATATTCAATACTATTATTTATAAATATACGTATCTCAACATTAATGATCTGATTCATCGTTTCTAAGAGCAACATCACTTACAATAAATAATCTATCTGGATGTATTGAAACTCTAAATTGTGTCATTGTTTTTCGATTGACTAACATTTCAGATGCAGTATCTTTTTCAGTCAATCCTATTTCTATTGTATATTTACGATTATTAAATGTTACTCCATGTTCTATTACTGGTCGTTTATCAAATGGTTCCATCCCTCTTGTGGGCTCTGATATATCAATTATCTCGCTCTTGAATGTATGACCATTCTTTTTCCAAGTTACTATATCACCGTCGACATCCATTTTATCAACATGTAACATTGTTGCTGAAGCTGAATTACCAGTATCAAACTTAGCTCGTATTGGATTCTCTTCCATACCATCTAATATAATACTTTCAATATATCCTACTTCATATCGCATAAATGGTCTTCTTCTTCGCTCTTGTGAGAACCAATTTAAAATAATATCCAATGTTTGTTTATCTGTTATTTTCTTTGTATGAGTACCGTCTTCTATATTATATCCCATAAAGTGTGATCGTATACCTGGCGAACCATTGACTTCTAATATATAGAAATCTTTTCCTACTTTACAATGATCAACACCACAATATGCAGCTCCAGTTGCTCTTGCAGCATTAATCACTAATTGTTTTTCTTTTTCTGATAATATATAAGGTAACGTTTCTGCACCTAAATGAACATTATTTCTAAACTCATTTTTATTGACTTTAACTCTTTCAGCACTGCCAACAATTTTACCATCAACCAATAATGTTCTTATATCAGATTTTAAATCAAAGTATTCTTGTATTAATAAATCAGCATTAAACTTCCAAAGTGATTGTGCTACAGAAATAAGTGATGCCATATCATTCACCTTTGAAACACCTACACCTTGTGTACCTTTGAGTGTTTTAATAATAACAGGAAATTTACCACCAATGTTTTGATGTGCTTGTTCAATTGATTTAACATTATTAATAATTGATGTTCTTGGTACAGGAATATTATTTCTTTCAAGTGCAATAATATTTGACATTTTATTATCACATAATAACATTGTTTCTAAATCATTTACAAGAAAGAATCCAATTGTTTGTAATGATGATACTAATGATTGTGCAGTAAGAGTTTTAATTGCTCCAGCTCTGACAAAGACTAAAGAATTTTTAATCTTAAGAGATACTTCTTTATCCTTACCATCAATATTATGAATTGTAACTTCTCCTACTTCAACATCCTTTGAAGCAATAAAGGCTTCATCAACATCAACCATAGTACTCTTCATACCATACTTAGATACAAGCTCTTGCATATGATCAGCAAAAGTTCCTTCTTCATCTCCAAGTCCAAGTATTACCACATGAATATTCTTCATTGGAATCTCTGCTCTATCTTCTTCTGTTAAAAATTTTGTGAACCTTTCCATGGTACCTCTAACCAGACATTTCCGTCTGCATCTTTTGTATATTTATCTCTCTCATAACTACCACTTTCGACAAATCCAAATGGTAGCATATCATCTTGTATAGCCTTTAATCTTTCTTTATATAACATATCTTTCATATCAATATTTGTTAATGATTGAAAAACATCTGTTGTTGTAAACCACGCAAATAATACTAGGTTCATCATTAAGTCATCATGATTTGGAGCAATTGCCTGAAAGGAATTTCCTCTACTGACAAATGTACTCATTTCTATAATTGTTTGTGCATCGTGTATTAATAGTTTTTTCTGCTCTATTAAGTCTTTTATACTTGAGCATCCAATTCTTTTTACACGTCTTGTCATTGTCGCACCAAGAGCATTTGCCTTAATGCTAGACTCTACAAACATATTCTCATATTCTAAATCATAATATAAACCATTACAAACAACAACACCTTGATCATTACTTTCAATTACTACATATGCATTATTATATGTAGTTGCATATTTAAATATTATATCTGGTAATAACATTGGAGATATATTATTATCTCTAAATGTTGCAACCTGTTCAAAAGGCTTTTCAGTTACATCTATAATAGTAAATGTACTATAGTCTTGATTACGACCTTTTGAAACATCCACGGTCATTACATATTCATGGCCTTCTTTGGGTTGTTCATATATAAAGGTATTCTCTTTATAGAACTCTGGATCTCTACTTTGTTGTGCTAATAAATGATTAGCTCCAATGAGAGTATTTCCGCGACCATGAAATGTATTACCAAACTCCTGCTCAAATTGTAATTCAGAAGTATTGTTTATTGTCTCTTGTTTCCATTTTTCATCTCTACCTGGTACATCCCACCAATCGACTCGAAATGGTTTAAACTCATTTGTTCCTTGTACAGCACCTTCCCATAGTTTATGATATACATTACCTATACCATTTGCTGTAGATGTAATCACTATCTGTGTATCTTTACCAGCAGATATAACAGGATATGTTGACGTATAGAATTGTGCATCATTTTCTACAAACGCAAACTCATCAAGGAAGAGTAAGTTAATAGACAAACCACGAATAGAATTACCCGATGTAGCCGATGCCACTATCTTACTATTATTACTAAATTCAATACTACCTTTATTTAAAGCTTTACATCCCGGTTGCAAAAAGAAAGGAAGATTTTCTAAAGCAAGAGTAATCCTTGCCAACATCTCCCTTGCTACAGCACCCTTATTTGCTAATATTGCAATTGTTTTTTCGGGATGAAATATTGTATACCAAAGAAGATATACAACAGATGATATTGATTTACCGCTTTGTCGACATGCAAGAACAATACTAAATCGATTATCTTTAAAATGATTAAACATTTTCTCTTGATATGGATATAAGTCAAATGGAACTAATCCTTCATCAAGTGAAATAATTTTTATATATGTACGAGCAAAGTATGCAGGATCTTGCATACATTTTTGATACTCAAGAATCTCTTCTTTTGTAAAAGAAGTCTCTACGCCGTCTCTTTTGACATTTGGATTACCTAAGTAACCAAATTCATTATTCTTGACTCTCTGCATCTATAATATTATCCTTGTTTAATAACATTCTCTGTAAATCAGTAGTACTACCCACAAAGACATTATTATTCGTCACTCGCTTCGCTTCATCTGTTTCTTCTTTTGTCAAATCTTTCTTTTGCTTTTGAAGATCCATTAGGTTCTTTGTTACGTCACTTATATTCTTTATTGTTTGTGATAACACTTCAAAAGCTCTTGGATGTTCTGATTCTCTTGCTAATTCAGATAAAACATCCATTGATCTTGTTCCTGTATAAATTAAATCCTTATATGTTTTACGAGAAAACTCATAATCATCTTTGACATCTTTGTCAATTTGTATTGGTCTATTTTGTTTTACAGTTGGTAAATTCTTTTCTAAATTTGCCATCATTTTCTCTTTCTTTTCCATATTAACTTATTGTAGTGATTACCGTATAGTCATCATCTTCATCTGCTGTTGATGGATCAATTGTTATGTCTAAGTTTTCTAAAATATTTGCACCACTACTATCTTCATTAAAATCAATATTGATTTCTCGTATAATAGCCTGATTACTTGTAGGTCCATAAAATTTCATCTTCATAGTAAAGTCTAGTTGATATATAAGTACTCTTCGTTCAGTAAACTCTCCTTCATATTGATCATCTATTTGTACACCGCCTAATATAACAGCAACATCTTGTTTATGATCAAAGCCATCAATTGGTCTTATAGTAACATTATATTCTGGCGAAAAATAAGGGAGTATCTGTTCGACTATTTGTAACCCATCATCCTGATTCTTCGCCATAATATAAAGTGACATTCCTATGTCATAAGATGTAAAATGTTTTAATGTCTTTTTCTTTGTTACATCAGAAGCATGTAGTTCAACTACTTGATTACGCTTTGCGAGTTTTTGTGTAGTATCAAGTGTAAGTGATGTAATTTCAAAAGCCATTCTTGGAAGTTTAATAGCCATAGGAGCGTCAAAACCAGTTTCTTGATCTAAACGAGCTAGGAATTTTTGTTTAGGCCCATAGGCTAAAGGAACTCGTACCTGATTTAAGACGCTCCCGTCAGCGGCTTTTCGTATGACTTTTATATTATTAAACAGTGTACCAAATACAGCCACTGATTTTCTCATTGTTGCGTGATAAAAATGATCTCCAAACATTAGTATGTCTCCGATGGATCACCAAATGGATTTGACTCTGAGAAGTCAATAAATCCATCTGCATCTATTTCAAAATCTACATTTTGTGCAGCTTCATCTGATGCCCAGGCCTGACCTGTGGTATCTGTTAAATCACTAAATATTGTAGCAATTGTTCCTGTATATGCTGATGTTCTACCTGTAAGTGTACCACCTACTGTAAAATCTTTTGCGTCTGTTGTGCCAGAAGCTCCAACATGGCCTACCCATATTTTTGAAAGTACATCTGATGTTTTTGTTCTTTGTAGTACTTCACCAAATACCTTAACTGCTGGAGTATCACCATCTGCAGCAACCAATGTTTGTTCAACAATTTCTCCTACCTCAAAATGATTACCACCTGTAATGGTAACTTCCATAGCAACTTGATATGCTGATTGAGAAGATTTA